GATCGCGTCTGTGAGTAGTAATGCCCCATTTGTTGAGGCAGGCGATTTCGTCACCATCAATTTGGTCCTTTCTTTTGACTGGATCAAAAACTATCCTCTTTTGCCTCCAATTATGAAGCTCCTTGTCGTAATGACAATGAGTATCAAAAAGGAAACTAAGATGAGATAGCCCAGAGCCAGGTTTTCTTGCTCTAGGAATGGTACGTTTCACCACTCGACGAAGCATATCCCTGATGACCTGGGCAACGTGCCACTGGCCTCTTAAATAAAAGAGATCAGCGGTCGCATTCCAGCTCATTATGGTGTTTGCTTCCCAGCGTCGTGAATCATCATGCGGCACTTCTCTGGCGTAAACCGGATTAACCGGTACTCCGTTGAAGAAATCCGCACCGCAACTTTCGCGAAAGGCAGAAGCCTTGAACGATTTGCTGATGTTAACCTTAAGAGCATAGCTCTCAAGGTACTTCACGACGAAGTCCGTGTATTCTACGGGGATGATTATATCATCTCCATAGACATCGATCAGTCTGCCGTAACGGCGGATCGACCGTGAACTCGGACGCCTACCATCGAGTATGTGCATCGCACTCTGAATAAGGGTGAAAAACACCATTGCTTCCACAGGAAAGCATAAAGCTGACCCCATGGATGCATACTTAAACAGAACGATGTTAGTACCGTTTGGTAAGTCGGCATGCAAAGAACGAGCATCTTCTAGGTATGGAAGAAGCCCTGAGGTCTTAAAAATGCGCTGAACTAAGTGCAAATGCACTCGGTCTGACGCATCCTTCAGGTCTAGCGTTGCTAGTCGTCTATCTATGCTTGCGCGATAAGCGAGTCTCTGATTGACATCTTGACGCGTGAAGCGTATAGAATGTCTAGTCAGTGCGTGAGTCTCCAACGTCGGATATGCAAGGTCTTTTACGGCCTGTTGCATATACTGAACGTGAGAAGGCTCAATCGCGATGACTCGTGGCGACGTCTGCGTCTTAGGTACGAATACTACGCGAACTGGGGTTTCATCCCTCAGTTCAATGTATTCGACTCCTTTGACGCTTTCGACACACTCCCGCATACCACCGGCCGCAGCTGCAACTCCGTAATTGGGGAAGCAGTGCAGGTCGGACGGGAATGTGAACTCCGAACGATGGTTCCACTTGCTGATAAGGAATCGCTGGTTAGCGAGTAACCTATCAGCAGTGACACCGGGACCGTGATGACAGACGAGATCGAGATAGTCCAGCTCAGGGAAAACCTGGGACCAGACGATTCCCGAGACTTTGTCAAGGACGTTGTCCTCCCTTTCAATAAAAGGGGTCATACGGCGGAGTTCGCCTTCTACATCGATGAAGTGTTGCGTAGCCAAAGCATTACGCTTAGGACTACACTCAAGTTTTAGCTTCTTAAAGAAGCGACATACTTGCCTAATACCAGCAATGGTAAAAGGACACGGCTCATCGAGTAGCCTACCATCCTTATTGAACACACGTTTGAAGAAACCTCCCATAAAACGGGGGAGACTTCCATGCCTAGCAAAGTTGCTAGGACATGTGAACGTCCCATCTTCGATACCTCTTTCGAGAGCATCAGAAAGATGAGGAAGGGTAATCGTCAAGAACGAAAGCCCCTCGTGTTCACAACGATCTGCAACACGTTGCAGATCGCGTTCTACGGACAAGTCTAGGTCTATACTCAATTGCTTGAGCACAGCCTGGACGAGCATGGTCGGTCTTTTCACTACTACCTCCTTTAAAGTGAGGAAGTAGGACCGTCTAGTGCAAACTCCGCTATCGGAAGCTACACCGTACTATCCTTGTCCGGCTTAAGTGACCGGAGAAAAGCAAGGAAAGTCGGGAGAAAACCGAGAACGGCGCCCACAATTCTTTCGAATCGTGACTGCGCCGCCATTAGAATTCTCCCCCGAGGACCTTCAGCTGGTTGGCGTTAGTCAGCCAACCCTTCAGGGCCTCAACGAGGTAGCCGATCTCAGCATCCGTGAATACGCCAGAGCGTGGCTCGTCAATGACGAGATACACGCTGACGCCGGATTCCGCATTCACTGCGGAAATCGGATCGGCCGCAATTTTGGTTTGGCCGAGACGGACTTCACGACGAAACCGCTTAGCAGAAACA